TTGCCGAAGAGTTTCAGCACCACCTTTCCACTTCGGGAACCCTTGTCATAGTAAAAGAACTGACGTCCGGTCATGACGCTGCGCACAAGCCAGATATAACCTTTGACCGTCTTGTGTCTCTCGTCATTCATCACGGGGATTGTCGTCTCATCCGACTGTATGTAGTCAGTCTGCATCACCAGATCCCATAATCGGAAGTACAGGGGTCTTAGCAGATCCGCCACATCCTTGAACCAGTCGTTGACCGTTGACGCGGGGAGGTGTACCCCCACACGCTTGAACTGTTCCAGTTGTCTGTGGAACGGTATGTGATCCACATATTTCCCTATCATCATGTCTGCCAGCAATGAGGCGGAGGCATAGCTCTTTGCTATCGGCATGACGGGAAGCGGGCCGGTCCTGAACTCGTCCGTCCCCTTCCGTTTGGCTGTATGGCGCACTATCCTGCGGATATAGAACTTCTCGGGCTCGTGCATAAGGATCTCGGTCACTTCCTCTCCGGGAAGGAGCGTCCACTCTTCCGGATTATACCCTTCGGGATATATATGGACCACCTCACGCTCAAGATTCTCCGGAAGGGATTTTCTCGCAGGATGCTGCTTCCCCGCTTTTTTACGGGCGATGATCGCTTCTCTGGTAGCCTTCAACTCCTTTTCTGCTTCTTCTGCGGCTTCAGCCTCCTGGGGAAGCATGTCAAAGCCTTCAAAATCCAGCCAGCGGTCCTGGGCGTCAGGCTTTATGAACTTTTCCGCCTTCTTACCGTACAACTGCCGTTCAAGATAGGATACACGTTGCTCCAGACTGTTGATTTTTGCTTCCTTTTGGGCGATTATGGCATCCTTGTCAGACAATAAAGCCTCATACACCTCTTTGTCCGCAGCTTTAAGGGGCTGCGTGGACACCATCTCCTTCAACCGGCTGTTTTCTCTATACAGACAGTCGCATTTGTGCATGAGATCCTTTATCAGTAATTCCTTATCGGTTGGCATAATCGTTTAAATATGATGCTAAGATACTAAAAAACAGCCGGAATACGGCATTGTATATGTTATAATTTGTTACAACTACAACCCATGGAAACCACTCCTTTTATAACGCCTGACCTTGCTGCCGTCCATTCCTTGAACCATCATCACAAGGTCATTCCAGAAGGTTTCAATCGCTTTAATCCGACCTTCCTCCGTATTTATGACCGGCAGATGGAAGTGCCCATGTTCCAGCCTCATATGGTATATCACCAGACCACCATATTCCATATGGAGGATTTTCATACAGGTACAATTCGCATTGATAAAAATGAAAGCGTCACCGTCCCGTACATTCTTTCCCATCTGGTTGGTCACGATGCCGCTAAGCGTATAAAAACTCTTACGCATGTCTGTCGGATACGGGTAAAGATAATATCTGTTGGATTCATTCAAAGAAAACATAGGCTAACGGTTTGAATTCAAAAATATCAGGGTTTGCAATACCTCCGGTGACAAAGGGCTGTTCAAGCGGACTGTGACGCCATTGGGATAGGAGATCTCACATAGCGGCTGGGGAATTGGCGACGGGCTGACCGGAGGGGCAGACAGCAGGGATTTCTCCTTATGGGGAAGACTGACCTGGCCCTTACTGTTTACCTTTACCGGGATAAAGCCGCCTTTGCGCAACAGCTTGGAACGCCACTCGTAGAAACGTTTGGGACGAATACATTCATTCGAACAAAAATCCATAACTGACAGTCCGCTCGACTTGAAACGGGAATAAATAGATTCAAAATCTTCCATGGTCCATTGATGTGACATAACAATTGAGCTTTTTTACTTTGATTACAAAAGTAATATCACATTTTTAGAATGAAAGGGGGAGTTTATCGAATGCTTACACTTAGGGTGGCCTTTCAAGCCGGAGGGAGTACAAATGCGGCAGCCCCTAAACTTGTCAGGGAACACGCTCTCTCCTGCATGGACACGTTGGATAAGATACACGAGGCTTTGCAATGGTGGAACGGCGGGAACCTTTTCAACCCGATGCGCCGCCTCCGGGGTGCGCCGGAAAAAAGAGCGGACGGTCTGAAAGTGTATAACGTGATCTATGAAACCGAGTTTATGGATTAGTTCCAATCAAAGCCGGGAAACATCGCTTTGAGCTTGCGGGTGGACGCTTTGGAACGCAGGAGTTCATTGTAAAAATCATCCTGTTCCACCAGCGTGTTGCTGATGGTTCGCTCTTCGACAAAGAACTCGTTATCGGAAAGGATTCTCAGCACGTCATCGAAGCGGCGGCGTTTGATCTCAGTCCAATAGTAATAACGGGCGGTCATGATGCGGTTCCGCTTTTCGAGGCGGTCACGGCGGGAGGTGATGGCAGCATCGGAGGAGGCAACCGTGCGTGTTCTGCGGCGGTTACCGGCTTTCTCTATTTCCGGGCAAAAAAACGGTATTACGAGCTGCTCCTGCATATTGATTTGATTACTTAATACAAAGGTACATTATTTGCACCATAGTACGAAAAAAGTCCGCTGAAAATTAGGATTTCAGCGGACTTTTATTATTGATTAAAGGGCTTTTACATTGCAAGCATACCCTCTTTGTCATCCTTACCCGGAACGAACGGCTTTATAGTGGTTATCACCGAGCTGGTCACTTTCACTCTGCCGGATCCGAGGCAGGTCGGACATTGGCAGGATCCGGATACCTTTGTCCTGTTCTCATCGCTGTACTCGAATACAACGCCTTTTCCCTCGCAACGCTTGCATACAGCCACACGGGTGGGAATATACCGGGCTTTCGCATTATTCGTCTGTTCCATCTGATTCCTCCTTTATTATGGTTAATTCTTCACTTGATTTCGGGTGATACATGAAATCGGTTTTGAGCTTTTTGAAAACCGTCAGTTCCACCTGAAAATTCTCAAATTCCTTGTTCCGGCTGGAAAGCTGGCGTTTGATGAACTCGGTAACGTCACGTTTCATTTCAGGAACCGACATCTCGACACCGGTTTCCGGCACGTATAAGCCCTCAAGCCGGAGCTTGCGGTAACCTCTGCGGTGGATTTGGAATTGAACTTTGTATATCATGACCGTCCCTCCTTATGCTTCTGTCATACCCAGAGGAATGGTCACCCACATACCGTCCTCGTTCTTCATTTCCGCTCTCACAAACTGTTTGCTGATCGCTGGCTGGTATGCCTCCTCGATGATGCGGACACCCTCCATGAAACGGTCATTGTTGCTTTCTTCCGCAATCTTACGGAGCTGGACGATACGGCTGGCTTTTAACGTGCCTTTGGCATCACGTGCCAGCAGCTTCAAAACCATGCTCACGAGTGATTTCGTTTTAGCATTGTCGGCGAGGCTCTCGATGTATTCTTTCACGATCACGATTCCGTCCTCCACCGTGTCACGGTAGCCGTCCGTCACGTACACTCCGAGAGTGATGCGCTTGGTTCCCTCCGAATTGGTAAAGGTATGGCTGCGCTGGTCATCCTTTACGACTTTCAGAACCTCGCATTTCATGTCAAGGATACTCTTAAAGTTCTCCAGCACCGTCTTTTTGGTTTCCTTGATATCCTCACTCAAGGAGAGGAGTACCGGGATTGCGCTGTTCACTTCATCATCCACCATTTGGCGGTACGTTTCACGTTCGGCTTTCGCCTTTTCCTGAGCCTCTTTTTTGGCCTTTTCTTTACGGAAAGCCTCGAATTGAGCCTTTTCCTCTGCCGTCATTTCAACGGTCTGCTTTTCTTCAATCTGTGCCATAATATCACATTTTAAATGGTTTATAAATAAGTTAATTGAGTTCTTTCTTTGCTTTCTGCATATCCTTTTGCCGGATGGAGCGGATCCGGAGCAATACCGCATCCAAATCATCAGCGGACAACTCCCTGAATTTCTTTCCTGCGATACGAACGCCCAAACAAAAGTTATCCACCGCCGCCCAATTTGCCGTATCAATACCCATCAACTGCATTTGGTGGAGAACGGCAGAGCGTTTCTTTTTCAGAACCTCGTAACTGACCGGACGGCTGGATCCGGTCTGCTTCTCCATCTCCCGTATCATCGAGTTATATTCACTCAAAGTCATTTCTCTCAGTGAGTCCGTCCGCCCATTCGTAAAGCTGGATACAAGCTGCAGCTTTAAACCGTCCCTGTCAGAACAAGGCATTTTCGCCAGCAGCGTCCAAAAACGTGAATAACTGTTTGTCTTTGCCATAATCAATCAAGTTCAGGGGTTTCACTCTCTTTTAGGGATTGCAGAACGTACAATTCGGTAATGGCCGGGTTCGTCCCCAAATTACTTTCGCCGGAGTCATAGGCCAACTCAAATTCACGCTGACAAATGGCTCGCTGCTCCTGCAGCTTGGATGCCGCATACTCTTTCATGGCATCGACAATACGTTTCAATTCTTCGGGAGAGAACTTTCTGCCGAGTTCCTCGTTCTTTTTCAGGCTGAATGCCTGTCTTAATGCTGATAACGCTTTCATATTTGCACGACTTTTACAGGTTGTTGTACTACTTTTACCATTGCCTCCGGCACATCCTTGATGATAGCTGCGGCCAGCTCCGGGTTCCGGAGTTCAACCACCGCCCAATCATCTTTCTTGGCCGGGCTGATCAGCAATTTCTCCGGTCGGTTAAAGCAAGTCCAATTCATAAGGACTGTACTTAAAGAGGCCACCGGTAAGCCTATTTTATAAAGATCATTTCCCATTGATTTGCTTGTTTAAATTGATCTTTGAACCGTCATCGTACCCGGAACAATAGGCGGAAGTGTTCACTTTATTCC